ACACGGATGCAGCATAGACCATCGCCTCACCGAGGACTGCGAGGACACTGCCGGAGATCTCGCCCGTAGGCTCTACCACGAATCCTGCGATGGTGAGTCCCCATCCTATCATGAATGCGATGATTGCGGTGGTGTATGCCGCCTTCTGCTTGAAATCCTTCTCCATGGCTATACTATGATTATGTTGGGGTTGATCACATAGTCAAAGTCCTCCGGGCAGATCTCCGTCACCGGGACAACGATGCTCACGTTGGAGAACACCCCTGCGCACTCATCCATGAATCTCTGGTTGAACACCTGGAAGGTGTAGCCTTCCTCCACGGGGAGGAGCAGGTCATCCAGGGTGCGGATGATGTTGTCAAGGGTTTGGATGCCCACGGACTGGATCTCCATCTGGTTGCCTGCATTCTCCGTCAGCCTGTCCACGTAGAAGAAGGTGAAGGAGTAGGTGATGCGGTTGTCGGAGGTGGATGCCCGGTGCGAGTTCTGCAACCAACCGAAGACTCCGTACCTCGCATCCGGCACTGCGTTCAAGCGGAAGATGTCATTGCGGACAATCATGTTCACCGCAGGTTGCTGCGATGCCACGTTCTCAATGGTGCGTATGGTCTCAAGAAGTGTCATGCCCTATTTCCGTATGATCCGTCCACGTGCGCCTCCGAGGAAGAGTCCGCAGGTGGCAGCGGAGTGTAGGTTGCTCTCAATCTTGTGGCAGCAGCTCTCCGTCAGTTCCGGGTAGTCGCTCCGATGCTCCAGGAGGAAGTTCTGCAGATCCAGGCAACAGGCATCCGCCTTGCTCTGGTAGTAGTACTGCATCTTGGCGATCTCATCCTGCGTAGCCACCTGCAGGTTTTCATCCTGCGACTTCGCAACTGCGAAATTGCCTATCTTGTAGGACACCTTGTAGGTTGCCTCAACAAGGGTCATGTATGCGAGGTAGTACTGGCAGTGATCCACCAGGGTCTTGTACACACCGCCTGCCTCCGTCTCAAGGTTTCCGTCCTTGATGAGAGCCTTGAGCCGGGCGAGGAGTCTGTCTCCGAGGATGCCCTTGAGTCCTATCTCCTGCGCCTCCCGGAGGGATGCGAGGATGTACTTGCCGGAGAGGTTGTCGGAGACACTCGTTGCCTCCTTGATGAACTTTTCCGATGAAAGGAGAATCTCTGCCATATCAGTTTACATTGTCTTCGGTGTCTCCGCCAAGACTGAAAGGCTTGATGGTGAGGACACCACGTTGTCCGTATATCTTGTCATAAGCATCGCAGATGAGCCTCTGCACGGGCTGGATCTGGGTGCGGTTGTAGAGTTTGAAGGATTGTTCAAACTCCTCCGTGGAGAATCCCGTGTTCGCCTCGGAGGTGAGTCCGAAGAGAAGGGGGATGGCACGGAAGGCGGTGAAGATCTGGGTACGGGAATGCTCCGAGAGAGCCTTGTACCTCTCACCGAAGTCCTTGACCTCAAACTCCACGATGTCCGTTGCGGACTCCTTGTTCTTGTTCCAGGAGACCATGATCCTGCCTCCGTTCTTCGCCCCGGTGAACTTCTCGTTGAGTTCCCTCTCTATCTCCTCCTTCATCTCCTGTCCGGGGTCTCCGTTGTTGAAGTTGATGATGGCGGATGACACGAAGTGGTTGTCAATGTCAGCGAGGTGGAATTCATCTATCTGCCTCTCTATCTCGCAGGCTTTCACGGATGCTGCGTAGAGCGGTGCAGGGTAGACCTGGGTGTGGACATTCTTCACGAAGAGGATGGAAGAGGCATGGCGGTTGCGCTCCTCATCGGAGAGCCTGCCCCAGTCCAGATTCGGCATGAAGGCAGGGTACACCAACACCTCCCGGTTGCTCTTGCTCCACTTCTCGGAGTAGTAGAAGACATTGCCGTCCTTGTTGGTGCGGAGATACCTCATGTCCATGTAGTAGATCTCCGCAATCTCTCCTGCGAGGTTGCGGATGACCTGCAGGGCGAATCCTCCGTAGATCTCAAAGTCCTTTGCGATGTCCTTGACCTGTTCACGGACGGAGTCACCCCTCCCGTTCATCTCCTGGTTGGTGTACTCCGCCTGCAAGGGTACGATGGAGACATCATCCCCGGCTATGTAGTCAATGTTGCCGTTGATGATGGAGCGAAGGGTGGGGACATTGTTGTAGAGTTCCAGGAGGTAGTCCGGATATGCGTTCCTCGTTCCCCACTCCACCAAGTCCTTGCCGGAGAGGACTTTCTCCGTAGGGCGGACTATGTAGTCCTCCACGTACTGGTTGATGGCAGCGAAGGAGAAGGATACCTTTTTAGTTGGTGTACTGCTCATATTGGATGTCTTTTTCATATTGTTCGGGTGCGGATGCCTTTCCGGAGATGGTCATGATGCCCGTGGAGAGGGTGACTTCGCCATCGGTGAGGGTATATTCGTACTCTCCGTCCGGGATGCCTTCGGGAAGGGTGATGTCAAAGGTGAAGTACTGCGAGGAGGTCTGCTTGTCGGTGACCTCCTGCGAGTAGATGACCTGCAGGTCGGTGGTGTTCTTAATTGTGAGTGTCATCGTTAGTCATTTTATATTAATCCCACATAATATCTACACTACCATCGGGATTAACATCAAAACCAAGCACTTTGCTACAATAAGCCCCGGAGAAAGCATTGCGCACATTAATTACCCCTACATCATTGTGCGAAGGCATATACCACGGGATTCCTACCCCTCCCTCAAAATACCATTTGATGTCTATCAACTTGATTGTTCCGTTGATGATAGCATCATATATCTCTTGAGTCATATTAATACTTTCCCAAGTTGTATATGGCTCGTTTCTTATTAAATGAAATTCCCAAGAAACCTGTGTCGCAGGAATTTGCGTATTTGTCCACTGCCTTATCGCCCCGTCCTTGTACCAATAGATCGGATGCCAGTAGTAGAGGGTGATGGCGGTTGCGCTCTCCGCAATTCCCAGATAGATGTAGATGTTCCCGTCCTCCGTGGAAGGCAGTGCCTGCACTATCGGAGTGTCCGCATCCATGATGGCACTCCCGTCCGCCTGCGGTGCGCACTTGAGGAACACCGGGTCTTTGGCGGTCATGGTCAGTGCCGACCCCGTCCTGTTGAAGGAGTATCCGAGAACGATCCCGGAATACTGCAACCACATATACGATGCTCCGGGAGAAACCCCTGCCTCCACCGCACTGGTGGAGGAATAGTAATAAATCGGTGCGAGGGGATTTATCTTCGCCTGATTGACCGCCCTCGCAGCCGTTGCATTGGTGCTTGAGGAGGTGTTTGCAGGGATGAGGCTCTGGTAGTCATCCGAGGTGAACAACAACCTGTATCGGTAGAACTTGGATGCGGTAGGAGGGACTGCTCCGTTTGTCCGCAACATGTATCCGATGGTGTTGTCATTGGCATTGTAGCCGTAGTACATATCCCAGCATCCACCGCTGACACGGGTAGGGTTATATACAAACAAGAATGTAGTCGCTGCGGAGAATAGAGTTGTCACCCTTGAGGCATCTGCGTTGCTTGCATAGACGGGCAATGCACCCGTCCCGTTGATGTTGAGTGTCCATCCGCTTGCGGAGGCTACAACATCATTGCGGATGTAGGCGCAAACACCTGCCACCAGGGTGGTGGGGAAGTTGTCCACACTCGCCTTGATATTCGTGGCGGTGGAGTCCGAATCCACCTCTCCGTAGGGGATTCCGAGAGCCTTGTCCGCAGCTCCGCCTGCGGTGGCAGAGCCTGCATAGGTGGTGGGGATGGCAGGGATCTCCGCAACCCCGTCATTCAGCACGGACACCCCGTCCACCTCAACATCGGTGACTGGGATGGTGGGGATGACTCCATCTGCGAGATCGGATGCAGGGATGCCCGTGGAAGGCTTGCTATATGTCCCTGCACCGATGTTGGTGCGAGCCTGCGCCTTCTGCGCATCCGTCAAGGTCTGCGGAGTGTACTTCACCGCCTCCGGATCGCTGCCACCGCCCTGGATGACTATGTTGCCACTTCCCAGAAGGGAGGTGTTGTTGATGGTCTTGATGTTCGTTCCGCTGATGAGCCTGTCCTGTTTTTGGAGGAGTTCGGTCTGCAACTCCGCAGGCTGCACCGCAGTCGCACCTGCTGCCGCTCCGCTCCGGATTGTCTGGAGGTCGGAGATGTTCGGCTGCTTGGTGGCGAGCGCATCATAGATGCCGTCACTCTTCACCGGGTTGGAACTGCCGTTGGTCGGCACGTTGTCAAAGGTGAGGATGTCCTGCTTGCGGTTGATGGCATTCTGCAGGGCGGTCTCCTTCGCAGTGGCATCGCTCTTGGTCTCATAGGTCTGCGAGACCTCCTGCCCGGTCACGAATCCGCTATCGTTGGTGAGGTCGCTTGTCTTCGTGGGGATGTCGGTGACATCAGCCTTCTCTGCAAGTGCCCCGTCCACTTCCTGCTTGGTGTACACATCATCAGCATCTGCCTTGAGTGCGAGTTCCGCATCCACCTCCTGCTTGGTGTACACATCGGAGGCATCCGCCTTCGCATCCACCATCTCCTTCAACACTACACCCTGCGAGGCGGCAAGCACCTTCTGGTCACTATCCGTCTCAAGGTCGGTGGCGATGTCAGCCGTGGAGAGGTAGGTGTTCCTCTGCGGAACTATCACCCCGAATGACCTCGGTACGGAGATCTCCTGCGGATAAGGCTCGTTGGAAAGATATATCATAGAATCGCTTTTCCTTTAGATATACTTCCCCGTAAATTCGTAAAAGAAAGAGACCTGCATCCGGGGAGGACACAGGTCTCAAGCAAAGGTGTGGAAATGAAACTAACCCACAAGGGCATCCACGATGGATGCATCCACCTCAAAGGGCATCTCCAGGGAGTTGTCCTCCAGGGTGATGGTGTACCTGTTCGCATCGCTCCTCGCAGTTCCGGTCTGCCCGTCTCCTGCGGAGGCATTCACAGGCTCATCCTTGCCGAGATACCAGTACTTGCCGTTGGCATCCTTGCAGATGACCACCAGGTCACCAAGGGCGAGGGCGGTGATCTCCACCCTCTTGGAGGTCTCCATCCTGTTGAACTGCAGGAGGAGGTCGGTGGTCACGTACTTGACACCGGATGCCGGGTCAAGGGTGTAGGTGGAGGTGAGAGATCCCGTGTTCTTTGCGAAGTTGTATCTCTTGAATTTGGCGGACTGCGCCATGGTGATCGTGCTGATCATGCCATCGCTCACTGCCACGGATGAGACATCCGCATGGTTGGCGATAAGCACCTCAACGATGCCACCCATGTTGGCGGCACAATCCTTAACGAGTCCCGAAAGGGTTTGTGTACAAGGCATATCTTTTCAGTTTAGAGGTTTGAAAAAAGGGATGGGTGAGACCACCCACCCCTTGGTTTCCGATTCAGTCCTTTTCGGCTGATTAGAGAGCTGCGTAGTAGCACATGCCGGGGAATGCGACCTGCACACCGGAGTTCCAGAGAGCCTTCACGTAGAAGAGTTCCTTGATGGCATCGTACTTCACTGCGATGTCCTCCTGGTCATTCTCCATGTCGCATCCGTAGATGATGTTGGAAGGGAAGGTGGCGAGGGCAACCTCGGTGGCGATGCCTTCCATGCCTTCAGCCATGACAACCTTCGCATCAGTGCCGGGGATGAAGAATTCCTTCGGGAAAGTGCCGCTCTCGGCAGAAGGATAGTGGAAGAGGTTTGCGCTCACCAGATCCATGAGGAAGGCACGATACTTCGCAGGGGAGACATAGATCTCCACACCCTTTCCGAGGGTGGTGGTGTCGATCTGCGAGTAGAGGCTCTGCAGCTTGGCGAGGACGGTCGCTCCGGTCACGGTGACGGTGTTGCCATCGGTGCTGAAGATCTTGATGAGTCCGTCAAACCACTTGAGGTCTGCGGAGTTGGAGGTGGTGTCACCCTGGAAGATGAGGGTGTCAATCTTTTTGTTCACCTCTGCGACAAAGCCGTCAATGATGTACTGCTCAAACGGCAGGCTCTCGGCATTGGCATTGGCACGGACAAGGTACTCCGCCCACTTGCCGACCAATTTCTTGGGGCAGATGGAGATGAGGACTTCAATCCAGGGGGCGAAGATTGTCCTGTTGGTGAGGGTCACATCGCCTGCAGGCTCAAGTTCGCAGTTGAGACCATCCTGGAGGGTGGGAGCGAGTTCAAGGTAGTTGAGATGCTCGTTGAGTTTGACACCCGTCTGGATGCCGATTCGGTTGCGGATGCTGCCGCCCACAAGACCGAAGTTCTTGAGGAGCAGGTCACGATTCTCCTCCACGTATGCCGGGAGGGAAGTCACGATAAAGTTTGCGGTAGGCATAATTGTGTTGTGTTAGGTTTTGTCTTGAAATATCAATCCGTAGGGATGTGTAACTTTTTACTTGGCGGACATGATCCTGGAGAGGCGGTCAAGACCCTTCACTCCGGTCTTGGACATCTTCTCCTCATCCTTGACCACTTCGTGGGCAGGCTTGGCTGCAGGGGTCTTCTTCATCTTCTCAACCTCTGCCTTGAGGGATGCGACCTCCTCCTTGAGGGCGGCATTCTCCGCACGGAGAGCCTCAACCTCATCATCGCCTTCGGGAGCGACCTCCGCCTCGGCATCACGGATCTCTGCGACCCTGCCTTCTGCGACTACGATGGTCTTCCCGTCCTCGGTGACATATTCCCCGTCTTCTGCAGGGACTCTCTCACCATCCCTCTCCACGAAGACTGCATCGCCTTCCTTGAGGTCTTCTTCGCCCTCCCACCGGAGGACTCCCTTGTCGGTGTTCACCGCTCCGAATGCAGCCTCGGTCTCCGGCTCTGCCTCCGGTGCTACCTCCGCCTCCGCATCCTTGATTTCAGCGACCTTGCCGTCAACAACAACGATCACCTTGTTGTCCTCGGTCTTGTAGTCCCCGTCCTCCGCAGGGGTGCGGTTGCCCTCGGTGTCCTCTACATAGACGGAATCTCCTTCCTTGAGATCCTCATCACCATCCCACGAAAGGACACCCCTGTCGGTGGTGACATTGCCGAACTCCTGCAGCATCTTGGCAAGAGTTTCCTTGAGTCTTGAAAGTTTGCTCATGTTCTTATGGTTTTTGAAAAGTTTTCTGAATGCCCCGTCCAGGACATCAACAATTTCCTGTATCTCATCCCTGTCCTGCTCCGGCACAAGGTCAAAGACACCCTCCAGGGAGAAACCCTTGTAAGTGCCTGCCTTGACCTGCGCCCATACCTCATCATTGAGGATGTGGAACTCCCCGAAGAGCGAGCCGTCCGCACACTCATCAAAGCCTTCCACGGACACCCCGTCACCCTTGATGAAGTACTGCACCATCTGGACACCTTCCACATCCGACCCCTCTTCGTGCATGAGGTTGACCGAATTCTGCCTGCCCTCAAGGAGGTACTTCTCCGCCATCTGGCGGATGGTGTCAGCCTTGTAGATGATGTAGAACTCGCCCATCTTCGGCTCGTTGCGGTAGATGGGGAAGTCCGCCCTCATGATGCAGCCTCTCACAAGCCTCTTCTCCTCATCGGAGATGGCATAGAGCATCGGTTTGCGCTCCGCATCAAATGCCTGGAAATCGGACATGACCGCAGGGGCATCCACCAGGGAAATCTTGAACATCCCGGTCTCCTCATCGGAGATGACTGCATCGTATACCGGGATGCCGCCTATAGTGACTATCATAGAGTTGTTTTTCGGTAGATATAGATTCCGCGAAAAATGTAAACACAAGGAAAACCCACCCCTATTTCACAACAGGGATGGGTCAATGGATACTACAATCATCACGAAAGGGTTATGTAAGAAAAAGCAGTCAGAATGATGATTCGCTGACCCGTGTCTTGATTTGATTCTGCGATGCCTCTATGTCCGAGGCGAGGATATAGACCCTCTGCGCCTGCGCCATCTGATTGAGCCTGTCCTCCTCGGATGCGGATGTCACACTCCTCACATTGGACACCTCTGTGGTGAGGGTTGGTGCAGAGGCAACTGCAGGAGTGCTTGGAGTGTTGGATGATGCAGATCCGGACACCTTTGTGGACTTGAGTTTGGCAATCTGTGCAATGCCGGATGCAGTCACCGCTGCTGCTGCTGCTGCACCAACGATCTGCCCGTAGGGAGGAGGAATGGTCTGCGATGCCTGCATGAATGCGCCTATCGCTCCGGAGATGGTGTCAATGGTGGCGGCTGCTATGCGGAGAGCCTTTATCTTGTTCGCATTCTTCTCGGAGTTCTCCTCATCCTCCTCATAGATGTCTGCGATAGAGCCGAGGATGGCGGATGTGGTGGATGCGACACCCTGGAGGAGTGCCTTCTGCGCCTGCGCCTTCTCCTCCGCATCCTTGAGGTCTTTCTCCCTTATGCGTTGCTTTTCCCGTAGCGCATTGGTCTCAATCTCCACCTGCAAGTCCGCCCTCTCCTGGTCATAGGCGAGGTAGGACTCCATGTCATCCCGGTCAAGGGCATCCTGCATGAACTGATCCAGGAGGGAGAGCCTCTTCTGGTTAGCCTGCAGTTGTATCTCATAAGCCTTCTCCGCCCGTTCCTCATCATCCTCGGTGAGGATGTCATTGAGTTCCAACTGATGTGCATAAGCCTTGTCCAAGTTCTTGAGTCTCTCATCCTCCGACTTCTTCGCAATGTTGGCAGCCTCCTCCTGCGCCTTCTCCCAGGAGGCGAGGTCTGCCGCCATCTGCTTGTCAATCTCCGCAGAGAGGTTGGAGAGTTCCTCCAGGAGTCCGTCCTTCATCTCCTTGCCCATGTCCTTTCCGGCATCCTTGACCTTCTTCTTCCTGGACTGCGCCCCGGAGACTATGGTGTCGGCAACCGCCTGCCCTGCCTGGAAATTCTGCTTGAAGGACACCCCGGACTTGAGTTCCGTGCCGAAGGCCTTCGCTGCGTTGCCGATGCCCTTGACACCTTCCTCCTGGAAGACCTTGATGGCGGCAACTATGCCCTTGAAGGGAGCGATGATGAACTGCAGGACTGCGTTGCCCACACCCATCACACCCTGGATGATCTTGGAGAAGAGTCCGTTGGAGGTCACGAAGGTGGCAACCTTGCCGATGATGTCTGCGAGGACATTGGCGAGGGTCTCCACGATGCCGGAGAGGAAGTCCATGACAGGCTCCAGGGCGGTCATGCCCTTCTTGAGAGCCGCCATCGCAGTCTCGTTGTCCTTGAGGGAGTCAGCGAGTTTCATCGCAACGGACACCAGGATGCCGAAGGTGGCGATGGCAGGGGACTTGCCGAATGCCTCAAAGGAGTCCTTGAATCCGTTTACGTTGCCGCTGGTGACATGGAGAGCCTTGCCGAAGGCATCCGTCTTCTTGGCGAGGTCACCGAAGGCATCCTTGATGCCCCCGGCATAGTTGCCCACGTTCCTCTGGAAGTTGCCCTGCAGGGCATCAAGGTCTTTGAGTTGCGTGTTTATCTCATTGATCTGCTTGCCGAGTTCCGCCCTGCGCATCTCATCGTTGGTGGCACGGAATTCCTCCTTGAGGGATGCCATCTGATGCACCAGGGAGTTGTAGGACTTGGATGTCCCGGTCGCAGCTGCCGCCACATCCTCCATGGAGGAGGAGGTCGCATACATCGCATCCTTCAAGGCATTCTGGTTGACCTTGAGTTCATCCAGTGTGTCCTGGTACTCCTGTGTCCCTATCTCAAGTTCACCGAGGTTGTCCTTGAGGGTCTTTATGTTGCTGCGGAGGTCATTGATGTTCCTTACCGCCTCCTCTGTTCCTACCTTGAGGATGGTGATTGTTTCCTCTGCCATATCAATAGGTTTGTCCGTTCAAATAGTTGTCCTTGTCCTGTACCTGCACAAACTCACATTCAACAGGATCATAGGTTGTGAGTGAATAGTTGCGGATGGCATTTAACACCCAAAGAGAATTGTCATACCAATAGAATTTCCGGAGGAGTTCCTGGGTGACAGGGATTCCGGCAAAGTTAACCCGGCAAGTCATCACCTTTGTGTTGACATCATACCTGTCAGAAATATACTTTTTCCAACCTTTTTCATAGATTGTGCAACCCTCTGCAATGGATACCCCAGGGATGTCCATCTCCCTGGGGACACCAAAGTCCAGGGAATACTCAACGAGGTGGATGTTCCCATACACATACCTTTGGAAAATTGGTATGTTTTCACCATCACCTGCCCCAAGCAACCAACAAGGGACACCATCATTGACAACATCCATTGCAGGGACATCATCTGTCACCTTGAAATAGGGATAAGTGTTCCACCCCTCAAGGAAAACAAGGATGTCAGATCCGTCAATGGGTTTGTTGTCTGCATTGCGGAGTTCAAGTTTCCTTGCCTCATTGATGTCATATCCCTTATATGCAGGATTGTCATTGTAGTATGTGACAGATGCGGAGTCCGGAGGACAGGAGATATTTGTTTCCAGGGTGTCTCCATCTGCAGACCAAAGTGTATATGTGTTCCCCTTGTCCAGGAAAGGAGATGGTTGGAACACCTGTCCCTGGAGGATGTAGTTGAAATATTTGGATCTTGCCAGGATGGTGCATGCATTCTTGAACACCACAGATTCCATCAGATTGACAGAATCCGCATTGAAATCATATCCGGTGTTTACTCTTTGGATGCCATAGGGAACACCCTCCACATTCAGATATTCATCATAGAATGCACCCCCAACACCATCCAGGATGAAATCATACCACTTTGCCTGGAACACCAATGGTTGGATAGTGACACCCTTTGACAAATCCACCCTCTTTTCCAGGTCAATGGTCTCATCCTGGTACAGGTCATTTCTCCGGAGGATGGTCACTTTCCTGGTGTCATTGTCATAGGTGAAATACAATCCAAAGATCTTGCAGAAAGATAGCATGTATTCTGCAGGAGTGTGAGATGAGGAGAGCAGCATTGACTTGGTAATGGTTGCCCCGGATCTCAAGGAGTCAGATGAGGTGTATGTGATTGAGTTTCCGGAATCTCCCTGGATGATGAATGTGGAAACAGGTGTGAATAATGTCACATAATCCACATACATGGCAGGTGTTGATGTGCTGCCATCACCGGAATATGATGTGCTGCTTGATCCGCCACTCCCCTCTGTCACCAAACGCAAACCGGAATAGACGGAAACCAGGATCTTGTAGTATGACACATCCTGTGCCTCAATGGAGAATCCAAACTCCTGTGGAATTTCAAAGACTCCTGCAGATACCTTTTTGAATTTCGGTGTATCCACGGACTCATAGTCTGCAGACCATGCAGGGACATAACCACATGCAGCAGCAGTTGCAGGTGTTGCCCTGGTGAAATTTGCCCCACACACTTTGATCTTGCTGCCACCAACAATGGAGTCATCAGAGGCATATGCAACTGCCTGGACAAACATGACACTAAACTTGGACTGAATGTTCCTGCCAACCCTTTGTGAGACAACATTGTTCAATTCTGTATAAGAATTCGCCCCGGATGGTGTGTTGAAACGGATCTTGCAGGAAAGACTTGCAGTCACCTTTGTGCCGGATGGGACAGATCCATCAATGTCATACCTGCCTATAACATTACCGGATGATGCGGTGGATGACATGCTGAGTGACAGGTCTCCGGACTCCTGTTGGATCGATCCTTTAGATGTGATCATTGGCAAGGTCATCCACAAGGAGGAATATTGCCTAAATGTCACATTGTCCTGGATGACACTTGCATCAACCTCATATCCTCCATTGTTTGCCGGATTGCAGATGGCGTTCCAAAATGCTTTCATGGAGAAAATGGGTCTCTGCAGGTATGACCGGAGATCCTTGACTGCCCATTCATCCTGTGCCTCTGCAAGATTTACAAGGGCATATCCTGCCTTGATGCTATATTCAACCGCATCATCACCATCTCCCTCTGTGATGGAATCCTGGAGTCCCACAGATGATGGTAGAACAAGAGCCTTGTCCGGAGAGAAATTCCCCTCCGGGATTCCATTGTAAGCAGGAGCAAAGTTGATTATGTCCCAAACACCGGACAACTTTGCAGAGGCATCATAATAGTTTGCACCTGTTCTCCCCTGCACCTCCAATGTCTGACTCCCAGGTGGCAAGACAATGCTCATCTTGTCATTGGCATATGCAGAGGAACTTTGTGCATCATAAACCTGTAGGATGTTTCCATTTCCATCTTTTGCAACTGCAAGAGCCAAAACAACATGACCTTTTATCTCAATTGTCATGTTTCCTGCTCCGGAAACATCATACTTGTTTATGTAAAATTCCTCATAGCTGGTTGCCACAATCGCCCCACTTGCCAGGAAAAAGACCTTTGTTGTGTGAGACAACAAAGGGAATCCATCTCCGCCAATTCTCAATGCATACCATGCAGATTTGACATTTTCAGCCGTTATCCGAAAATCCAACTCCCTTTCCGGATTGCTTGTACCAAGGTAATCCAAGGAGGCAAGATTCCTTTTGTTCCCATTCTCATCATATGAGAGTGCATAAAAGAATGACCCAAGACCACCATAGAGTGTGACCTTGTACTGAATATCCGCCCCCTGCCTGGAGATAGAGTCAAGTTTGATATATCCGGACTCCAGGATGTGACCCATTTCATCATAGATGGTAAATGGAGTCTTTTGTGAGGCATTGAAATCCGTTCCTGTATCTCCGCCTGTGTTTGAGATTCTCCTGTCAGTCTTGAAATAATGACCAAAGATCTTGTTGTTGTTTGCAGTCCCCTTGAGGGTTATCTGCTGACTGAAAGAGTTTTTGACAATGGTAGGATTGGACAGGTCATCCATCTGATAGTTGAACAGGATGAAAGACTGATCATCCAGGTCAACCAATTGGTCTGCAATGTATAGACTGATTTTTCTCCTCATGGTTTTCTTGCAAAATAGATTCTTGACCCATTCCAGGATGGATCTCAACCATTTCATCATCTCCGGATTCTGTTTTGGGCAACCTGCACCTCAATGGTGTAGTTCACCAACCTGTTGCCCTGGTTTTTATATGTCCTGTATTCACAGGAGGTGGATGGAATGATGACCGGGATCATCTCCTCATTGGCAATGTCATACATATACACATCTGTTGAGTTGATCAGATGGTGCATCCGTTCACCCTGGTCATCAAGCAACCATCCGGTGTGGAATGTGAATCCCTTGGTGATCTCATTGACATAGTTTTGGATTCCCCGGTTTTGGATGTCCTGGTTGTCATAAACCATCTCCCTGGTGTATCTCTTGAGGGTGTCCGCCTCCAGGGTGTTGCCCTCAATGAGGAAACAATCCCACCCACCATGTGCATTGACATAGTAGAGTGCATATTTGGCACACTCTGTCACCACCTGGAATGTGGCATTGCCAATGGTGATTCCTGCAACATTGTCCCAATCATCCAGGAGGAAAACTGCAGTCCCACTCCCGGCAGTTCTGACAGATTGAGAGAAATCATTATTGAAATCAGAGTTGAAATCATCAGAGATTGCAATGGGGATAATCACCTGGGCGGTGTTTCCATTTGTGAATCTGATTGTGGCATTGATCTGTGAGACATTCAGACCTGTCCACACAATAGGCATCCTGGAGTCAATCCTCCCATTGATGGGGAAAGACATGCCCATTGTGGCAGGATTATATCCATAATCATAAGACCAATCATTGATGAATTGTGGGGATGCCTTGGTTGTCCATGTAGATCCGGAAAGGGTTTGGACATTGAATGTCAATGGCAGGGAAAGGAGGGTGAATTCTGCCTGTGACAATGTGGGCAGGACATTTACCAGGTAGTCGGCACAAATGTCATTGACCCTTGCAGAGATGTTGGTCTCACCAGGTCTCTTGAATGCCTTTCCGGAATAGATCACCTCTCCGGTGTCTGCCAGGGTGATCCTGTATTGGACAGAATTCCCTGTCCCCAGGTTGACAAAATAATCTTTCCAAATTGGGACTGCAGCCATAGATTTTTTTCAAGGAAATATCAAATGGCAGGGTCTCCGTAAATGAAGGGAGAATCTTGAAAGAATAAGTTACTGATTCCCCACGATTATCCTGCGGATGTAGTTCTGCATGTCATGACCGAGGGCGGCTGCTATCCGCTCCCGGTACTCCGCATTGATGACCTCAAGGGCATCGTGCAGATCCCTGCTCCCTTCCGTGCCTTCCTCGTTTATCTTCCGTCCGATGAGGTAGGCGAGTTGCTGCGGAGTGGGGATGCGCCCCTTGTCATCCGGACGGGGGATGACGGGTTTCACACGTATCCACTCAAGGATGCGGTCAAGGGGAGGGAAATGGGGTCTTGTCCCGTCCTCAATGTACTTCCAGTAGTCCTGCAGGGTCAGCTGCACCTCAAAGGTCTTCCCGTCCTGCACCACCCGGTACTCCACCGAGTTGAGCAGTTCTCCGGAGGCTATCCTGTCATGGAGGATGAGGTTGTCCTGGTACTTGTTGCGGACGGCAATAGCATAGTCCTCAAGGACTGCCATCACATTGTCCAAGTTGATGAGTTCGTTCATGTCAGTGTGTCCTTTTCCATTCTTCAATCTCCTGCCGTTCCTTCGCAGCCTTGTCCTTGCGGTATGAGAGGATGTTGAGAAACTCTATTGCAGTCCATCTCATCACCTCATCCCAGGAGCATCTGCAGGTCTCCGAGGCGGCATCTACATTGGCGATCCATCCCCACTTGTCTTCAAAGCCTCCTCCTGCTCCTCTATCTTCCTCAATATCTCTTCCCTCTTCCTCCTGTCCTTCACCTTCATCGCCTCCCGTCTGGAGTAGTTCAGTGAATCTTGAATTGATCTCCTGCACAAGGTCAAAAAAAAACCTGCGAGGGACACCCCATCGGAGACCGACATCTCCTCCCGGATGGCTTTCTGCAACTCAAGGATGTCATAGCCTTCATTGTACCTGTGTCCCTTCGGCACCAGGATGACGGAGAGGAACTCCACCAGGTACTTGTCCAGATCGGGAGCATAGGACTGGAAGTCTATGTACTGGCATGTCTCCAACTTGCGGAAGTCCCTCACCGGGATGAGTTCCCACCCTCCGAGGATGTACTTCTTCGCCACGGGGTGATAGGTGATGTTCTCCGGATTGAGGAAGGCTGACCGGGCAACCAGTTCCTTGTACTCCGGGATGGGAAGGTGGAGTATCTCATCCTCCGCCACTCCGGTGAGGATGGAGATTATCTGCACCTGCTTGTCAATGTCCTCCAGGGACTCGTTTGCGGAGACCGCCTGGATCTCCATGTACTGACCGAGGGTCAGCCTGTCATAGTTGTCTATTATGTCCATCTTCTTTTCGTGAATGAAAGTGTATATTGCCCGTAACCTGCCCGTTGTCCAAACTTTGTCCAGAGGCTGTAGCGCAGACTGTCTAACAAATGATTCCACTTGTCAATCGGCTCGTTCAAGGTGTTCCCGTCCCTGTCCTTCGCCCATACATAATTGCGGAGTTCCTTGATGAGGTTGATGGAGTCCTTCGTGACATAGAGTGTCCATCCCTGCATCCACTGGAGTTGGAACTTGAGTTTGTCGCTCCGGGTGGGAGCATCCTTGTCGCAGGGGATGACATTGAATCCTGCATCGCAGATGTCCGCAATGGACTTCGGCTCTGCGCAATCCGCATAGATCTCCGTGCGCCTATCCACCCCGTCATCCTGCAGGTCTTCAATGATGTGCCTGTTCTGCATGTGGGTGCGGTAGCACCGCTCCTGCACCCAGGCGATCTTCTTCCGAGGGTCGGCTATGACCTTCACCCTTGCCGTGGGGTCATTGGTGAATCCGAAGTCCATCCCTTGGATCTCCACAAGGTGATCCATCTCGGTCTTCTCCGGCAGGGAGTCGCAGAGGGTGAACTCATAGATGAGACCCTCCAGTGTTCCGACCTTGCCCTCCCCGTAGACCTGCCACCAGTTGCGGTCGCTCCTGTTGTCCTCAATCTCCGCAACCTGCTCCGGGGTGAGGAACTCGTTGTCCTTGTAGGTGGAGTGCAGGGTGATGCAGTTCGGTCTCGCCTCAACGATCTCGTTGAGCCAGAAGGAATGGGTGGGGTTGTAGTCGCAGATGATCTGACCACGGGTACGCACGAATAGCTGCCGGGCGATCTCATAGGGGATGTTCTGGCACTCGTTGATGAACAGGCGGTCACGGGCAGAGCCGTGTACCTTGCCTGCGTTGTCTACGGAGAAGAATTCCAGGACTGACCCGTTTGCCCACGTATAGGTGTGCTGCGTTTCGTTCCACCGGGACTCCTCCCAGAGTCCCTCGGTGTCCATGATCTGCTTGAAGTCACGTATTGCGCCACGTTGGAGGTGTGGCATGGACTCCGAGACCACGGAGTTGATGGTGGCCGGGCGGTTGTTGTTCACCTCCTCCACCAGGGCGATGATGAAGGTCTGCAGGATGGAGAATGTCTTGCCGGAGCGAGTGCCACCGCACGATGAGATGTACCTGGGATGTTCCTTCCAGGCTGCGATGGTCTTCCTGCCTACCTTGGTGAGTCTCATTGGAATTCCCTTGCAAGTTCCTGCATCTCCTCCAGGAAGGCATAGTCATCCTCCGTGAACTCAATGACTGACTGCTTGAGTTCATCGTGCCTGTCCTGCTCAAGGAAATAGTCCAAGTCCGTCATCAGTTGAGTCCTCCCTCTATGAGTTCCTTGGTCTCCTGGTCGGTGTTGATGGTGAGGGCGATGCCTCCGGAGTGGATGATCTCCGCAGCCTGGCGAGGTCTGCCGAATATCCTGTCCATGATGTCCATCAGTGCCTGCCATCCGTTCTTGCCTGCGAGGGTCTTCACCGCAATCTGCAGGACAAAGCCGTACTTCATGTCAGTCGCAGCCTGCTCCTGTATATAGGAGGTCGCCTCCTTGACATTCTTAAAGGTGAGTGCGGTGAAGAGTACTGCGTAGATCCGCTCCTGCGCATCGGGAGGGATGGACTTCAAGACCCTGGAGAGCTTGCGTGGTCTCCCGTAGGGATTCCGCACCTCTCCGGGTTTGATGGGTCTCAAATTGTTCTCGTTTGCCATATCAGTCAAATTAAAAAAGGGTGACCGGATTCAATACCGCTTGCAACCCCGCCGTGTTTCACAACATTGACTTGATAGTCACCCTTTGTGTTTTTATTCAGCGACCCTGTGCGCCTCCTGTCCCGTCATCTTCTCCCATCGTGCGATGATGACATCGCAGTAGTGAGGGTCAAGTTCCATCATGTAACACTGCCTCTTGAGCTGCTCTGCGGCTATCAAGGTAGTGCCACTTCCACCGAAGGCATCAAGGACTATATCGCCCTCCTTCGTGCCGTCCAGGAGGCAGTTAGCAACCAGTTCCACGGGTTTCATCGTGGGGTGCAGGTCGCACTTGCGAGGTTTGTCAAAGTCCCATATCGTAGTGCGATATTTGCCGTTGCGATAATTGTGATGTGATTTTGTCCAGGTGTACATTATCGGCTCGTGCTGATAATCATAGTCCAACCTTCCGATGCTGAATGTCGGTGCGTTCTTCCTCCATACGAGGTTATGCCGCACCTCTAATCCTGCATCCCTCATCATCATCATCATCATCATCAGTCCCAGACCGCCCCCCTGCGGAGCGGTCACGAAGTAACAAGCATCATCCTTGCAGTTCATGCGGACATTCTCCATTGCGTTCTTCAGCACCTTGTAGAGTTCATCCACCGATAGGGTATCGTTCTCAATGTTCTCTACAATCCTTCCAGCCTTCTGGACGGATTGTAGAGTCTTGTTTTTGTCCCCTATTGATACTCCATAAGGAGGGTCGGTGAATACCATGTCAGCCATCGCCCCCCCCATCAACTTCGTAACTGACTCTAAATCAGTGCTATCTCCGCACATCAGCCGATGCTCTCCGAGTTGCCATATCTCGCCCTTCTTGCAGCGGATGTGTATCTCATCCTGCTCCTCATCAAAGTCATCCTCCCGCACCTCCTGCGGTGCTGCAGCTGCCTCCTGTTCCGTGTCCCAGGTGGGAACACCCCAGTCGGTGAGGGCGAGGTCATCCCACTCGTTTGCAAGGGCATCATAGTCCCACCCTCCGAATGTGCCGTTGTCCTTGATGACAATCTCCTTCATCTTCTCCACCGAGGTGGTCTCCGGGAGGACAAAGCACGGCAGATCCTTCTCCTTGTTCTTCTTGCATCCCTCATAGCGGAGGTTGCCTCCCAGGATGACATACTCCCCCTGCCAGGGCATCACTATGACGGGGCGAGCCTCAAAGAGTTCCGGGGTCTCCTTGAGGGACTTTGCAATCTTGTCTATCTCCGTCTGCGTCCATTGTCTTGGATTGGAAGGCAGTCCGGGTATCTGCCCCTCATTGGGGTGCAGTCGCTTGATACTGATTCTTTGTGTGGTCATTATTTCTTCTTTTTATTTGTAGTCTTCACTGCGACCTTCTTGACGGGTTTGGCATCCTCCAGGGTTGCCTCCACCGCCTTCGCATCGTTCTTCCTTGCAAGGAGTTCCTCCTTGTCCGCAAAGTAGATCTTACCGCAGTCCGTGAGAAGGTCAAGGATGCAGTTGGAGCAGTTGTCATTGTACCGCCTCCGGTCTCCCGTGGTGGCGGTGTAGATGTCATAGATCACCCGGAGGGCAGTCCTGCCCGGATTGCGTGACCATTTCTTGAACACTGCGGTGTGGAAGTGTTCCTCAAACGCAGATAAGGTCTTGAGTTGTTCCTCGTTGAATGTCATCTTGTATCCTGTTTTGAAATTGTTTCCAAATGTCAATCACATCCCTGTATGCGAAGGAGTACATGAGCGCATCCTTCATCTTGCCCTCCAGGTGGAAGACGGAGGAGTGGTGCATCCCCATCATCCGTCCGATCTCCATGAGGGTGAATCCCTCCTGCCGGAGTTGGTAGACCACCATCGCCCTTGCCCACACGAATCTGGTTTCCCTGGACTTGGAGGGTATGGTCTCTCCGATGGTCTCCTCCATGAGGGCGGTCAGCACTCCGCACCGGGATGGCCTCGGATGCCTGCGTTCCATCCGTTCCTGGAGGATGGACTCCTGCAGTGCGGAGCAGAGGTTGAGCCTCTCAAGGTAGGGGAGACCCAGGCATCTATCTTGGAGTGTCATCATGGCATTATCCTGTTGAGCAGCCAAACGAGGCACTCTCTAATAAATATCAATGCCTCCCCGATTGGATTTGAGAGGTGCGAGAGGAGTGCGGAGTAGGCGATGACGGGGAGGGAGAGCTGCCCGGTGCAGAGTGCGAATATGAGGCAGACCCACCATGTCATGCACTTTCCGCAGTCAAAGGGTTTGAGGGGTTTGAGGGTTGAGACCTTGAGCCACCTTGCGAGGGCATCCCTCCAGGACTGGGTGAATCCGGAGATGTCCACGATGTAGATGGTGATGAGTGCCACCATCAGCAGGTCAATGTATATTCCCATTGTATTCTTCCAGGATGATTTTCTTGATACGGAGGATTTCTCTTCTGCAAGTCATATGACTCAACCGGAGTTTCTTTCCAAGTTTGCGGTAAGACTGGCAGTCCACGTAGAGGAGGATGAGGGTCTTGTCCACCTGCGAGAGCCGGGTGTCAATGATCTCCTTGAGCCGGGCAACCCGTGGGTCATCCAGGCTCATGATGTCCGGGTTGAAAGCATACTCCTGCTTTATCATCCGGAACTCCTTGACCACTTCGTTCTCCGTCATCATGCCTCCATGTCCTTCGCCTCTCCGAGGGGTACGCACCTCTCCTGGAACTTCCGGAAGAGGGTGTGGAAAGGCGAGTTGGAAGAGCGGTATTGATTGATGATGACACGGGCGAGGAAGAAGTTTATCTGCCCGTTGTCCCATAGATCCTGCAGTTTGGTCTCATCATACTCCAGGAGTACAAGGTAGACCATCTGACACAGGTCTTTGAGGTCGGCAGTGAGGGAGTGATGGGCGATGTTCTCAACCATCACCTCCACCCGTCTGCAACGGGCGATTTCCTGCACGATCTCATACTTGGTCATCTATCAAAAAATATCACTTGCTTACAATTTGTAAGTCCCTACCTGCCGATGACAAGCATAGCTGCATCCCGTGAGTGTTCGGATGTCCTGCCCGTGTAGTGGGAGACCATCTTGAAGTACTCTGCGGAGACCTTGGTCGCACCCTTGACGGGCGGTTTCGCCTGGAAGGGGATGCCGTAGTCCTTGCAGAAGTCCTCCCAGATGGAGCAGTCCCGTTTGACCGAGCCTGCCCCCTGGAGTTTGGCATAGGTGTCACCCTTGCCAAACCATGTGCGTTGCCGTGCATCCTCAAAGACCACCTGGATGTCATCGTGGTAGAGCCTGTCCATGTGCCAGAAGGGGTGGGACATCTCCTTGACCTTCTCCAGTGCCCGGTGTATAGGCAGAGTCTCCAAGGAGAGGAATTTCCCCTCCCTGGAGTCCCAGACCGCCACCCCGGTGTGAGTGCCGGGATCGATGCCGATGCATATCACTTGCTATCCTCCCTTTCCATGGGGTAGAGTTTCTGCATGAGTTCATCAGCCATCTCCACGGACAGGGAGACCATCGCCTTCGCCTGTGCGGAGGTGGCATCATCCGACAACACCCTGCAGAGGTTGTAGAGGATGTTGGTTGCGAACTGCTCCCTCTTCTGCGAGAGGAATCTCACGATCTGGAGTCTTTTCTCCTCCTCGGACACAGGCTTTGCCGCCTGCGGTTTCATTGATTTGCTTGCCATAATTTTGAATGATTGTAAATTGGACATTCCTTTGTAGAATCTTTGTTAGAACAAATAGTCCTCCGGTTTCTCGCATCCCTTGATGAGATTGGTGAAGATTCCTGCGAGGACATCCACCACGATGGAGTTGCCTGCCATCTTGTATTGCTGCGTAGAGGAGATCCCTGCAGCTTGTATCTTGTCGGTGTCGGAGTCCTTGACTCCCATCAGCCGGAAGCATTCCCTCTCGGTGAGTCTGCGGATTCTGCGTGTTGTGCTGGTTTCCATTTCCAAGTATGCTATTTGTGAGCCTGTCATTATTGTCGGGGAGGTGTTGCCGTAGTCCTGCACCCTGCCCCTTCTTGTCTTGCTATCGGGAAAGGAGATGTCAAACACCCCCCCCTATGTATTTCCGTGTAACCTTTCTTGGTTGCATCCCGTATCTTCATGATTATCAAGTATTAACGGCACTCTGCCCCCCCCTGTGCGGTGTTTATCGTGGGACATAGTCCCTGCGGATCGTAGACCCTTCCCATGGTGCGGTTGTGGAATCGCTCGGTGTCCGGGTAGATGTTGCCGACCTGCAGTATGTCAATCTCATTCATCCTCCATTATCTTCGGCATCCCGTCATGTCCGCTCATCGTGGGAGCGAGTCCCCGTGTGGAGGTGACCCTTGCGTTCTGCGAACTTGACATCCTTCCCAATAAGATAGTTGTCATGTCCTTGATGTCCTTCCTTTGTTCGGATGGTCTTGGCTTGCCCCCCCCCGTATGTAGGTGCGAAGGCAAAGCCGTTGCCGTTGGCTTTCTGCCTGTCGCTCCACGCCTCAAAGGTGGCGATGGTCTTCTCGGAGAGGTAGTACCTCTCATCCACCTCCGGCTCCAGGATGTCCGCCATGCAGGTGGTGCAGGGAGTCGGTGCAGGGAACTCAAAGTACTGCGACTCATCCAGGATGGAGACAAGGAACACCCGTTCCCTGTTCTGCGGTACTCCGTAGTCCTTCGCATTGAGTACCTTCCAGTAGTTCACGTAGCCGATGGAGGCAAGCAGCTGCTCCCATTGGCGGAAGAGTGGGTAGAACTTATCCGAGACAAGATTCTTCACGTTCTCAAGGACTGCGTACTTGGGTCTCTTCGCCCAGATCGCCTTCTTGCATTCCCACAGGAGTGAGCTGCGAGTTCCGCTCCCTTCCTCGCCTCCTGCCATCTTTCCTGCATTGGAGAAGTCCTGGCAGGGTGATGAGTAGGTGAAGAGGTCAAAGTCCGGGACGGAGTTCCAGTCTATCTTGGAGATGTCCCCGTAGTTCCGTCCTGCCCATTGTGGGAATACGGCATCGTGTGCCTGTATCGCATAGCGATCGATCTCCGACCATCCCACAAGTTCGTAGTCTATTCCTGCCCTCTCCAATGCCATGCATTGGGAGTCATAGCCGGAGAAGGCGGTGAATACTTTCAGTTTGTCCATCGTATAAAGATTAAGGACGGATGGTGGGGTTGTCCCACACCTCCCTGCGTTGTCCGCTTGCCTATTAGTTATGACTGATAATTCCAAGTGAGTTTGAAATGATCAATCGGATTTTCCAACCAGGGTGTTGCATCTTACACCGCATCCGTCCGTATGATTAGTCCTTGTTTATGTTGATGAGGTCATCCAGGTAGCCGTCTGCCTCCAGAAGAGCCTTCTTCGCCTTTCCACGCAGATAGTCCTCGTTGCCGGAGATGTTCTCCCAGTTGATGTCGCAGAGTTTCCCGAAGGCGGCTTGGAGTTTCTCCTTCGCCTTCATTACCCTGTTGATGTCTGCCTGTCTCATATCTATTCAGAAAAACGTTGCCATCTTGCGATCATCCGAGCAATCTTCCGATAGATACTCTCCCTTTTCATATTGATACTGGAAACCGCCTTTTCATGCGCCTTGTGTTTTTTTACTATTCCATCAATAAAAGAGACCTTCCGTTCTACACTCACAGACTGCTCTGCATTGAGTTTTGCAGCGGCATCCAGCCTTTCAATACAATACTCCTCATATGCTTTATTCTCCTTCTTCTTTTCTTCTCGCAAATCTTTCAGCGGCTTTTCATAAATAGAGGTAATTGCCTGGAAACACTTGTTTGCCATCTCTCCATCTCGGAAATAATTCCCCCTCACCATCCGCTCATCATCTGAAGGTAGATATTGGTCAGTTGTGAGGCACACTTTCCAATATAGAATGCTGATGTAATAATATGGCGCACCTTTACCTGCCCTTCCTATATTGTGCGATTCCTTATTGATAATTGCCTGCTCCATATCAGCAGAAGGGGAGGTCATGATAACATCCTGTCTCATATCAGAAGGGGAGGTCTTCGGGGTTGGACTTCGGGTCAAGGGACTCCTTCACGGGAGCTGCAGGGGCAGGGGTCTCCTCCTTCGGGGCAGGCTTGCCCCCTTGGGCGATCTTGACCAGATCCACGTTGTTGAAGACCTTGCCGTTCCACTCCTTCGCATACATCGACCAGGTGACCTCCACAAGGTCATCAATGTCATACTTGAGGACTTCATCCACCGCCCTTCCGGAGACGGAGAAGATCTGCTTAAAGAATGTGCCCTGGTAGCCGGGCATCTCAAGGGTGAGTGTCATCCTCTGCCACTCCTTGCCGGACTGCGTTGTTCCGGACTTCACCTCCGACATGTCGGAGATCCTTCCTGTTGAAATGTAAAGTGCCATAGTGTAAAATGTTGAGTTATGTTAGTTATGCTCTTTCTTCAAGCCAGTACTCCTTGATCCGAGCCTTGCGGACGGGAGTGACTATCCACCTGTGCTTGAGTTCGTGTGTGGTCTGGTAGCACCTCTTGAGGTGCGAGATGGGAGTGCGGATGTCCTCCACCTGGAACTCCCGTGCATCCATCTGGGAGATGCGCCTCCCCTGCATGAGGGCGGAGAGGATTGCCCTGTTTGCGCTATACTTTGTCATTGCTTGGTGTTTTTAGTGTTGCGTATGAATTCTCCTGCGTATGCCTGGAGCATGGGTGCGATGATGGACTTCTTGAGTTCCTCCTTGCGCTGCTCCCTTGCCTGGTTGTCAGCCTCCACCTGGTGGAGATGTCCTTCGCCCTTTGCGTAGTCGGTGACGGCCTTGTAGATGGTTGCCACGGACACCCCGTACATCTCACCGGAGAGGACTGCCTTCTTGACTATGACCTGTATCTCCGCCATGGAGAGGTTGTCCGAGCCGAACTGCCTCTCGGTGAGGATCTCCTCAATGACGGCAGCTGCGATGAAGTGGATGTTGTCCGGATTCATCTCCTGTCCCCGGTAGAGGAATGCCTGCTGCACGATGAGGGACATCTGCTCAATGGCGGTCTCCTTCGGGATGGTGTTGAGCCGTGGGAAGGTGACGGGGTCGCACCGCATCTGCAGGAGGGTTGCCCGTGTGGGGTTGTAGTTGACTATCTCATTGTTCATCTACATCCACCTCCTTTCGTGCGTACTTTGCGTTCATCTCACGCATGACACGCATGTTGTGCGTGAAGACATCCTCCTTCGGCTCTCTCTTTCTTGGCGCAACTTCTTTCTCTCTCTTCTCCCAGGTGCGGACGGCTGCATGCCAGTCCTTCATGGGATTCTTGCCGACCTTCCACCCGTTGGATTCGTAGAAGTTGTAGAACTGCTCCGGGTCAACCTTGTTGGCACGTTCCCGGCAGTAGTCGGCTACCTCGGAGAGGGAAGGCTTTTGGAAATGGGAACTGCCGCCCCTATTAGAGAGAGTATTATTTATATATCTATCAGTAGATGTATTAGTATGTGGAACTGATGTGCCTCTCTGCCCGGAACAATCGTTCCAGTCTGCCCGGAATGAAATGGTGCTTTCCACATACCTTCTGCGCCCGTCAAACTTGACCATCTTGATGAGTCCGGCATCAATGAGGTGCGACAGGTATTTCCTTGCGCACCTGTCCGTGACTCCGAGCAGGTCGGCAATGTATTCGTTGGAGATGTAGCACTCCCTGCCCCTTGCCGTGAAGGAGTCAATCTCCATGAGGAGGATCTTCTCGTTCCAGGTGAGGGACTTGTCCTGCCAAATCTCCAACGGAATCCAGATGCCTTTCACGATGCGTTCCATCACTTCTGCCTGTTGATAGTGAGGAATCTCATATTGCATGCTCCCGGAGTCCTGCCGGGGAGGTGCTTTGCAATCTGCTCCCCGGTCAGTCCGAGTTTCTTGCCTGCTATCAGCCGCTCATCCTCTTCGGGACTCCAGGCATTCTTGTGGCAGTCAAACTTGGAGTCCGGTGTCGCTTTGGGTGCAGTCTTGTGCGCCTTTGCGAGGGTCTCCAAGGCAACGGCTATCCT